CTAGTTTATCGTGTTAACGGTACAGTCAAATCTGGACATAACGATACGACCCTGGGAAATAGTTTGATCAATGCTGCTGTAGCTTATGAGACGTGTGTCCTAATGAATTTGAAAGCATCTATTATTGTTGCAGGTGATGATTTGTTGATTGCTTGTAGCGGCGAGCCTGACTTGCGCCGATTTGATTCTATCGTACTTGATTACGGTATTGTGCCTGAGTCTCGTGTGTTCAACACTTATCGAGGAGTGAGTTTTATCTCTGGGTGTTGGCTCCGTTGTCGCGTGGGTTCCCGATTCATATTTGTACCGAAGTTAGGCCGGTTGCTCGCTCGACTGTGGTGGTCTGTATCTGTCGTGCCTGAACGACGGCGCAACGACTATCGCCATAGTGTTTGTAGCGGCCTCCGACCGTTGGTTGGTTTGTTGCCAATCTATTCGGCTTTTATTGATTCCCACGATTGTCCTGGAAGGATAATCCCCATTGACAAGCAGTATAGCTACATCACCGGTGTTGCATGTAATATTGATCAGGATCTTGCTCTCCAAGAAATTTGTGATAGGTATAATTTAGCGCGATGTGAAGTTGATGGGTTGCATGATACAATTTTGTCGCTGTCCGGACGGAAATGTTTATATCGTAGTTATGTCGTCGATTTGATTGAGAAAGTTGATCTCAACGACATTCGTGAGCGTGAAGTTTTCGAGGGTGACGCCCACAATTTCACTTTTTGACCATGGAGAGCTTGGCTTATATTCGAGATTTGGAGAAGAGGCTAGAATTGCATGGCCTCACTCCTGAGGGGTTGCGTTGGGTGGTTAAAGCGCTCCACCCTGCCTGCGCTCTTGATTTTCAATCTCTTCCCGACTCTTCATATATGAAGACTGTTCGGGCGGAGTATCGAGCGCAAGCAGTGGTTTCTGCGCCTGCAAGCGAGAAATGGGATTTGTTTATCTGGCGTTTTCCAGGCGACTCTACTCCAGTGGTTTACCGCTCTCAAGCGGCATCGACTGGACCAGTCGCCTTAGGTACGCCGGGTTATATTAACATTAACCCCCTTGAGGTTGTTTCCACTACAACCAACACCTTCACTTCGGATACTGCCACTTACTGGTTGTTTGCCACAGGTACTGGATTATTAGATTCTGGGGCCGGAACGTCTGGCCAAGTGTCTTATGTTTATCCAACGAGCGCGTATGAGAGTTTTCGACACTCGTACGCCTCGATAACTTGTTATCTTACTGCCGCAGCA